CCTCCGCCCACCAGCGGATGCCCCACCGGCGCAACGCCAACGCGGCAATGTCCTTGAACGAGTAAGGGATGCCGAGCATTGCCTGGCACGCCCCGATGATCCGGTCCTGCTCCCTCACCGTCAGGTCTAACCGGGACCACGCGATGTGATCGCCGGTGTACTCCGACAGGTGCCCGACCGCGACCCCGCGCGGGTTCGCCTCGACCACCACGTCCCCGCCGAGGCAGATCCCACAGTGGTTCGCCCAGGAGCCGGTGAACCACCGGATCAGGCGGGCGACGACCCCGTTCGTTGCGACCACGAAGTAGTCGCCCGCCTGCGGGGTCACGCCGAGTGCTCGCAGCCCACCGACAGCGCGCCCTCGGGCGGCCCGTCGGGGAAGCAGATCGGGCAGACACCGTCGAGGCCCTGCTCGGCGTCGTCCGTGGCGTCGTCATCCCCGGTGGGGTCCGTGTCAGACGGGCCGCTGGGGTCGGCCGGCGCCGGGCCGGGTGTCGGGTCGGCCTCGGGGGCGGGAGGCTGCTCCTGCCCGTCTCCTGCCACACCCACGGCCGTCTCGGCGGTCTCCGGGGCGGGAGGGGTCGTCTCGGGGGCCGGCGCGGGGTCCGTGCTCTTGTCCTTGGGCATGTCCTACTCCTTCTCGCACGTCCCGCCGCAGCGGGAACAGGTCACGAAGAACGAGCCGAAACCGCAGTCGCGGCAACGGCGGCCGGAGCGGCGCGAGAACGCCCCACCCGGCGATGCCTCGGTGAACCCGGCCTGCCGCAGCACCCGAGCGTCCGAGTCGGTGACGGTGTAGATCCCGCCGTCGTGCGCGTCGTACCGGCGCACCGCACCCCCGGCCTGCGGCACCTCCGTCTGCTTGACCAGACCGTCAGGGGCGAGCAGCCTGCGGGCCATAACCGGGCACCTCCTCGACGAGCCGACGACGACGGACCTTCGGACGAGGCCGGTGCTTCCGGCACCGCCCCTCCTTCGCACCCGGCTTGACCTTCACCGGGCGGTGACACTCCGGGCACACGTGAGCCACGCGCGCCTCCTCTCCGGGTAAGCGAGAGCCCCGCCCCCGGATCACCGGGGACGGGGCTCAAGACGTCAGGGCCGGTCAGCCCTTCTTGATGCCGGCGACCATGCCCTGCCACTTCGGGGCGTAGCAGAAGAACGTCCCATACCAGTACGAGCTCGTGTCGTACGAGTTCTGGATGATCGGCCACTGCATGGCCATGTAGTCCTGGACGTTCCGGACCGACCACAGGTTGTCCACGTTGCTGTCCGCGAAGGGCAGCGTGTGGGACAGGATCGGCGCGTTGCCCTGAGGCATGTACGGGTGGACCGTGAGGTCGACCATCTTGCCGGTGACCTCGTTCTGCAGACCGGTGACGATGTTCCCGATCTGGTGGCCACCGGACCCGTCCGCGTTGAGCGTCAGGCGGTAGCCGTTGCTCGAGTTGCCCTTGATCAGGTCGGACAGCTGCTTGCGGTCGAACCCGTTCATCAGCACCTCGTCGGGGTCGGCGAGGTTGAGCGCGTACATCGCGGCGAACGCGTTCTGGAACTCGACGCCCGGGTTGGCCGTCGAGAACGTGCTGTTGAGGCGCTTCACGTACCCGGCGTTCGCGCCACCGGCGATGGTGAGGATGCCGTCGTAGTCGAGCGCGGACGCGGACGTGTCGACCGTGACCGAGGACGCGGCGGTGCCCGACGTCGGGAGCGGACCGCTGACCGTGACGACGTTCGAGCCGCCGGAGGCCGCGAGCCAGAGGGCCCCGTCGCCCGGGTTGGCGGCACCGGTGCCGATGTACACGTTGTAGCCCAGCGCGCCGGCGACGTCGGGGACCGTGACGTCGAGGACACCCGCGGCGACCGCCGTGGTGACCGCGGCCGACAGGACCGACTCGCCGAACACCGACGCGGCGGTGACCTTCACGTAGTAGTTCGTGTTCCCGCCCGAGATCGGCGTCTCACCGGCCGCGGCCGCACGGACCGCCGCGGTGACACCGGTCGGCTGGGCGAGGGCACCGGAGAACCCGGCCGCCGTGCCACGACCGCCCAGGAGCAGACGCTCCTCGGACAGCATCGACGAGTAGAGGACGGACGCCTGGTCGAGCGCCCGCGCGTCCATGAACCCCTGACCGGAGAACTGGGCCGAGAACGGCACCGAGCTGGAGAGCCCGAACTGCAGGTACGGGATCGACCGCTCCGAACCGGCGTACGAGATCTTCTTGCCGCGGTTCAGCGTGACCGGGCCGAACGTCTCCGTGGTGGTGTCGGTGATGCCGGGGCGCATGGCCTTCGGCCCGCCGACGGTGCCGGAGATCCCGTCGATCTGCTTGAACTGGTGGGCCGTGCCGATGCCCTTGCCGCGCGGGATCTTGTTCCGCAGCGGCGTCGGCTTCGGGAAGAGCAGCTTGGCGGGGGCCTCGAGGTCGTAGGCCACGTAGCCGGTGGACAGGGGGCTGGTGAGGGTGAAGTCCTTCTGGACGTTCGCCTGCTCCAGCGCGGACGTGACCGACGCGATCGTGTCCGCGGACAGGGCCTTGGCGATCTCACCGTCGCCCAGGAGCCGCTGCATCTGCATCGCGGACGTCTCGGCCTTCACGAGGACCGTGCCACCGGACTCGTGCGACGTGAGGACACGGTCGCCCTTCGCGGTGTTCGGGGCCTCCATGAGGGCCGTCTGGAACGCGTCGAACTTCGACGCGAGGTCGGCCGGCGACGTCGCGTCGCCGAACATCTCCTCGATCTTGGACATGCGTGCATCCCCTTTCGTGGGGTGGAAGTGACTGGCTGTGTGGGGTGCCCGGGGTCAGCGGGCGGCGGCGACGCGCTTCTCGGCGGCGAGGGCCCTGTAGCCCTCCGCGACCATGCGGTCCTGTGACCGCTCGGCCTTCGCGTCGAACTCGGCGGCCTGCGTGAGCAGGAGGTTCCGGTCGACGTCATCCGCGAGGCTCTTCGCGACGCTGGTGCGGACCCGGACGGGTCCACCGGGGATCGGCTGCGCCTTGACCTCTGCCAGCTCGTCCCGCAGCGACTTGATCGCTGCCCCGTGGGACTCCTCGGCCTTCGCCAGTGCCTCCGTGACCGCTGCCGAGATCCGCTCCTCAAAGCGGGCCTCGAACTTCGCGAGGAGCCCGTCGACTCCCTCGCTCTTGGTCGCGTCCACGGTGACAGCCTCCGAGGCCTCCTCCGTGGATGCGATCTCCTCGGGCGTGTCGCCCTTGGTCTCCTCGGGCTGGTCCGCGAGGAGCACGTCGGGGTTGCCCTCCGCCTCCTCACGGGCGATGAACCACCGGAGCGCGTTGACCGCTTCGAGCAGGCAGTCGATGTCGTAGGCCTCGGTCATGTCGCCGTTGGCGAGGTCCTTCGCCTCCTGCTCGATCAGCCGGGCGATGGCCGCGACGGCGGCCTTGGCCCCCGTGATCGTGCCGGCCTCGTCGGCCTTCACCTCGACCACTCCCTCGGGCAGCCACGACGCGATCGCGGCCAGCACCTCGTTCGCGGACTCGCGGACCCGGTGCGCCGCCTCCATCACCGGCGCCGCCTCGACCGCGACCTCCCGGCCGGTGCCGGTCTCCGTCAGGTCGACCACGACCGGGTCAGCGTCCGTGACGATCTCCGCGACCGCGGCTCCCTCGACCAGGGCCTGCGTCTCGACCGGGGACACGATCCCGAGCTCGTCGCTCTTCGCGATCTCGAGCAGGCACTCCGGGTTCGCCGGACGGTCGACCAGCGAGACCTCGATGATCGACCCGTCAATGATCGACCCGTTCGGCGCCACGTCGCTCTTGACGACCCGCGCGCCCTTGATGCCGATGCTGAACCCGGTCAGGACACCGTGCTCGACCTTCGCCACGCTCGACGGGTCGACCACCAGGGCCTCGACCCAGTGCTGCCCGCCGTCACGCTTCTCGTACGACAGGGCCTTGCCCGCGGCGATCGCGGTGTGCATCTCCCGGATGTTCCCGGACTCGCCGAACCACTTCGGCATCGCGGTGTCGAGCCACGACGGGTCGCACACCTGCAGATCCCGGTCGAGCGCCGACGAGGTGGCCGGCCCGGACACCAGCATGGTTCCGTCGGCCTGCTTCTCCGCCTTGGTGAGCGGCACGTAGACGTGCGTCAGGTTGGTCATGCTTCTCCTATCCGTTCGGGCCGGATGCGGGGAGCACCGTGCACCGACAGTTGGGGTGGGTAGGTGGCCACCCGTTGGGGGGCTGGTCCCACAGCGGGACCGCCCCTGCTTCCTCGTTCTCGCTGCACAGGCTGCAGACGCCGGTGTCCTCGGCGGACAGGACCGACACCCACGCGACCCCGGCGTCGAGGTACGTGTCGAACGCGCCCGCGACCATCACCCGGGTCGTCTCGGTGCGGGCGACGACCTCCGACCAGACCGGGTCGTCGAGCACCCCGGCGAGGGCTTCCGCGACGTCGCGGGTGTTCGACCCGTCCGCGATGCCGTCCGCGATGACGCGGGCGACCTCACCGAGCCGGTTCTCCGCGACGCTCTTGATCGTCACGCGGGACTCCGCGAGGAGACCCATAAGCCGTTCCGCGTCGTCGACGCCGCCGAGGAGGTCCTCGGCCAGCTGCAGGTCACCGGGTTCCCACGCGGACCAGTCGACGTCGTAGAGCGACATGGTGGCCTGCGCCTGGGTGGCAGTGTCGGCCTTCGCGAGGAACGCGCGCGCCTCCCGCTGCGCCTCCTTCGCGCCGGCGGCGTACCCGTCGATCACCAGCGGTCGGAGCGTGTCCTCGTCGGGGAGGTGGACGTACGGGTCGAGGAGCGACCGGACGGCTGCCCGGTCCGCAGCGCCGCCGTCGCCGACCATGAGGTGCAGGCCGTCGATCACCGCCCGCGCTGCGCCGGACCGGTCAGTGACCAGCCCACGTAAAGCCCGCGCGATCTCCGGGGCGTGCCGGGACTCGACCGCGTCCGCCGCGGCCCATCCCGGCCAGAGCCTCTCGCGAGGCACCACCGTCCTTCGCGATCTCCACCGCGACGTCGAGCCCGAGAGCGTCGACCTCCTCGACGGTCAGGTGCTTCACCACGAACGGGCGGGACCGGGCGCCCTTGCGGGCGAACCGTCGGAGGGCGGCGACCTCGTCGGCCTTCGCGGCGTCCTTGCTGGCGGAGTTCGACCCTGACGACGACTCCGACGGCTTCTTGTCCGCGCTGCCCTTCTCCGGCCCGTTCGGACCCGGACCCTTCCCACCGGACCCCTCAGCATCGCCGGGAACACTCACCGTGGACCCTGCAACACTCTCCCCCGCTATGGCCTGCTCCGTCTCCTGCGCCTGCTGCTGACGAGCCTGCTCACCGTTGAGGAAGATCACCCCGTTCGTCGTGACGATCATCGGCATGTCCGCCTCCGGGAAGTCGTACCGAGGCTCCCCGACCTTGTCCCGCGACTCGTTCAACGTGAGCCGGCCCGACCGGACCCGCTTGTCGTTCGTCTCGTCCTGGACCGCCTCGTCGTCCCCGTCCACGTTGAGGAACTGGAAGCACAACTCCGCCGGCATGCCGAGCATCTGCCGCGAGATCCGGGTGAACAGGCCCGCCAGCCACTCCGTCGTCGGACGCGTCGACAACTTCTCCTGCGAGTCCTCCTCGCCCTCCTGATGCCCCTTCCCACCCAGCCCGCTGTTCGGGGTGAACCCCAGCCGCGACGGCAGCACCCCGAAGTGGGACGTGACCAGCTTGAGCAGGAACTCGTCGAAGTGAGGCCGGTACCTCTCCTCCGACTGCTTCGACTCCAGCGGCTTGAACCCCTTCGGCAACGTCTGCACCCGCTGACGCTCCCGCGTGTTCCCCGACAGGTAGTCGTTGAACACCGCGTTGTACGCCCGCAGCTGCTCCGGGGTGTACGACGTGTCGGTCTCGATCCACCCGGCCGGCATCACCCCGTCCGTGTACTCCGCGCGGATCCACGCCTGACGCTTCAGCCACAGGTCCGCGTCCACGAGGGCCTGCTCGACCACGCTGAACCCGTACGGCGAGTGCGTCCGCACGTTCCACCGCTCGTAGATCAACTCGTCCCGCAGCATCCCGCCCTCGATCACCAGCTCGTCCCCGTCCGCGACGGCGTCGGCGGTGAACTCCCCGCGAGGGAAGCCGAGGATGACCTGCTGGTACGCCGGGAACGGCGGCGCGGGCGTGTTCCCCCGCTCGTCGAGCAGCGGCTTGATCGTCGTCCCGTCCAGCACCTCGAGCGAGAACAGGTCCCCGCCCCGAGTCCGCCGTGGCCAGATCGCCAGAGCGTCGAGGACGAGATGCTCTTCGAGCGCCTGCGACACCCACGAGTTGAAGTCCAGACCGTTCGTCCGGTCCGGCATCTCCCACCAGTCCCGCAGGCGGGCGATCTCGTCGGACAGGTCATCCCGCAGGTCCCGACCCAACTCCACGTCGGTCAGGCCCGGGTTGTCCCGGCGGGCCTGCTCCAACGCACGCTCGCTGACGACAATGTCCCACTCGTACCCGCGCAGCTCCGCCTTCCGGACCTCGATGCACCGACGGATCAGGTCCACGTTGTCCGCCGCGTCACGCAGCACCTTCCACGGCAGGAGCCGCGAGTCCGCACCGGGCAGGTTGTACGAGACCGGGAAGTCGTACCGGCGCGGCGCCGGCCTCCCCGTGTACTCGTCCGGCGCGTTGATCGGACGCGGCTCGACCGGCACCCCAGGAGCGAACGGCAGCGTCGCCCATCCCTGCGGCCTCGGCAGCGGCTCCACATCGACCGGGACCTGCCCGGCCGTGTTCGCGGTGAGGGCCTGCAGGAGCGCCGCGACCGGGACAGCGACCGTGCCCGGCATCGACGGCTGCACCGCCTTGACGACCTCCCCCGACACCACGCGACGGTGCCGGTTCCGGTTGGAGCGACGGCTCATGTCTTGCCCCCTTCCCGCGGCGCGAAGCCGACACGGATAGGCGCGTCCCCGCAGTGGTGCGGGGACGCGGCGGTGTTGAAGTTCACGGTGACAGCGCCCGAGTCAAGGACGACCGACCGCACGCTCGGCTGAACCGTCACCCGCTTGTCGCAGTTCGGGCAGCGGACGGCTACGGGGTGCATCGGCATCGCCCCTCCTGACCAGTCGGCGGATTCCCGCCCGACGGGCGGCTCTGCGGGTGTTCCTCTTCGCCACGCGGTCACCTCCGGTGGTGGTGGCGGGCGTGACGATGGCCCGAGCGGCGGTGGTGCCGCTTCGGGTGCCAGCCCTTCGGGTGATGGACCTTCTTCCGCGGCCCGACATGCTTGCGGGGGTGCCACCCTGGCGGGTGATGCACCTTCTTGCGGGGGCCCTTGTGCTTGCGCGGGTGCCAGCCCGGAGGGTGGTGCACCTTCTTCCGTGGCCCCTTGTGCTTCCGGGGATGCCAGCCGGGCGGGTGCACGACCTTCTTCCTCGGGCCGACGTGCTTCCTCGGGTGCCATCCGGGCGGGTGGACGACCTTCCGCCGGTGCCAGCCCGGAGGGTGCACAACATGCGACCTCGACCCGGGCCGACGGTGGCGGAGGCCGGCGATGGGACGGCCGCGCTTGTGGTGCCCGTGCCGGAAGTGGTGCCGGAAGTGGTTGAGCACCTTCACGGGCCGGTGACGCCGGTGGTGGGTGCGGGCGCCGACGTGATGCTTCCGGGTGTGGTGGTACATCGCGGCCCCCCTTCAGTGGGAGTACGCGACTCCCAACACCGCGGCGTCCCACGAGGACGGGCGGGACTGGCCGGTGACCGTCGGGTTCATCACCGACCCCGGGTGGTTGGTGTGGACGAGCCCGAGCGCGTGGCCGAGCTCGTGCACCCGGACGTTCAACGCCCAGGAACGGGTCAGCCGCGGCACCGTGTTGATCTCGACGACCGCTGACGTGATCACCGACCCGTGCAGGGTGGTCCACGTGTACCCGCCCAGCCTCGGGTCCATCGGCCCGTGGACGACCTCGACGCAGGCCCGCGTCGGGACCGACCGGCACGGGGTGGGCGTCTCCGAGATCCGGACGACACCCGCCCTGTCCCACTCCGCGACGGCTTCGGCGACCAGCTGGTCACCCGTGCCGTCGTGGACGACCACCGTCCGACCCTGCCACCGGGTGAGGCCCGCAGGGGCCGCCGCGAGTGTTCCCGCGGGCGCGGTGAGGGACGTCGACACCGTGACCGCTACAGCGGCCACGGCACGGGACACCCACCGGTTCGTCATGCGCCGGAGGGTGACGGCACCTCCACCGGCTGTCCAGCCGCCTTCTCCCCGAGGGCGGGCCAGAACGCGTTCACGCTCACCGACCCGACCGGCGTGCCCTCCTGCTGGCTCCGGGCGGTGTCCTCGTCGGGCCACAGGTACCGGGACGTCGCCCACTCCGCGCCCTGGTTCGTCCCCGAGTCGAGGAACACCCGCAGGTTCACCGTCGACCGGTCCTGCGCCACGGAGAACACGCGGGTCACGACGGCCGGCGCGACGTCCGCGCCGTTGTTGATCGACGGGTCCACGAGGACCTGCACGATCCGGCCGAGGGACGGGTAGCGGGGCGGGGGCTTCTGCACCGCGTCCTGCTCGAACGTCGGCGCGTCGACGACGACCGGGGCGCACCCGGTGGTGTTCAGGACCGGGACGGCGGGCCCGAGCGGGTTGGTGACGTCGATGTAGACGGCGGTGGGCTGGTCGGACATGTGGTCCTCCTCGTGGCATCGGTCAAGCGGACAGGAGCAGTGCAGGCCCCACACGCGGGGGCAGTTCAGTGGCCGCACACGGTCACCCCGTTCACGCGGGGGGTGGAGCAGACCGGGCAGGCGGCGACCAGGCTGGCGAGGAACGAGTCGGCGGCGCCGCCGTCGAACAGGGCGAGGATCGAGTACACGAGGGCGTCCATGCGGTCCGGGGACTCCTTCTCCTCCGGAGTCCACGAGCACAGCTGGTCCTCGAGCGTGTCGAACGGGCCGATGTGGACGATCCGGTGCTGCTCGTACAGCGCGGACACCGGTTCGGCGCGGACCCGCTTCGACTGCTTCGCGTGGATCATCACGACCGGCACCGTCGGGTCGATCAGGTGGATCAACGTCTGCAGCGCCTCGCCGCCGTTGTTGACCTCGATGACGACCTCGTTGGCGTTGAACTCGCGGTACGTGTCGACGATCCGCTGGGCCCACACCTTCGGGGTGTCCTGCAGGGACCGGTCGGCGAGGACGTAGCCCTTGCCGTCGGTGCCCTTCCCCGAGACGACGATCCCGGTCTCGTCCGCGTTCTCGCCGGAGGTGACGGCGGGGTCGACGGCGACGACGACCCGGACCAGTTCCACCGGCCTCGTGAGGAGCCGGTCCTTGTCGATCTGCGACCGCTGCCACAGCGCGCCCTCGACGTCGTCCAGGAGTTCACCGTGGAGTTCCTGCCGGCCGATCCTTGTGCCCTCGTACCGGGTCTGCAGCTCCTGCAGGGCCATCGCGGACAGGTTCCCCGCGTTGTCGAACGTGGACCCTCGGGTGACGTGCACCGACCCGTCGCGGCGCTTCACCCACTGCTTCAGCATCGCGATCGGTTTCGGGGTGGTCGTGATGATGACCTTCGGGTGGGGGCCGATACGCAGCGACGGGAGGATGCCCTCCGTCCACGACTCGGTGGGGTACGGCCATTTCGCGTACTCGTCGAGCCATGCCCCCGACAGGTTGAGCCCTCGACCGACGTCCGGGTCGTCGGCTCCCTGCACGTGGATCTTCTGGCCCTTGCACCGCGGGTCCGGCGACGCCGCGAGGAGGGTGATCACGCCGAGGCTCTTGTTGTACTGGTAGTCCCGGTCCTCGACCCAGCCCCGCTTCTCCATCGCCCGCACCAGCCCCGACGGGCCGAGGACGCAGATCTCGCGGGCGTCGCTCTTCGTCTCCGCGAAGATCGCCCACTCCGTCGGGATGCCGTCCCACTCGGGCAGGGCGATGATCCACTCGAGCAGCGTCTCCGCCCCGGTGCGCGACTTCCCCCACCCGCGGCCGGACAGGATCAGCCAGACGAACCACGACCCCTCGGGGCACTTCTGCTCCGGGCGTCGGACCAGCCACCACGGCCGGCGCGGGATCTCCTCCTGCACCGGCTTCGGCAGCGACCGGAACCACAGCACCCGCTCACTCGTGGGGAGGAGGGCGACCTTGTCGGCGATGGACAGCACAGACGGTCACCCCTCCCGGGTCGATGGGTGTTCGCTCCGGCCGTCACGCGGCCCCTACACGCTCGGGTCGGACCCTTCGGTCTCCTCGGGGACGATCCCCGCCTCAGCGAGACGGCCAGCCCGCTCGTCCAGGAACGCGAGGGCTGCGGCTTCCGCGTCGATCTCCACCGGCCCGCCACCAGGGCCCGAGATCTCCTGCCGCACGTGATCCTTCCGGCCCCACCGGTCCGGGTACTTCCGCTCGAGGTACCACGCTGACGCCTGCCATGTGCCGCCCGCTGCTGCCTGCTGGATCCGGCCGACGGCGAGCACCTCCGCCTTCGCCTCGGCCTCCTTTACGGCCTCCCGGAACTCCACGTAGCGTTCGTCGTCGAAGTCGAGGGGTTTGCCGGTGTCGTCGACCTCCGCGTCTTCCCCTCGCTTCATCCATGCGTAGTAGGTGGAGGGTCCGACGCCGTTCGCTCGGGCGGCGACTTCGGCGTAGGAGCCGGCGGCGATCATGCTGACGATGCCGGCTCGTCGGGCCTTCGTGAGCTTGGTCGGTCTCCCCATGGGTGGTGCCTCCTGCGGTGTGGTGGTGTCTCCCGCCGATGGGCGTGTCCAAGATGTCCGGTTCTCGGGAGGGGGTTGAGGTGTGTGGCCGCCCTGGCGTGGGGTACTCGTCACGCGTGGGGCCAGCGCCCAAGGGGGGATGCGTTGACCCCCGCTCTATCCCCTCGAGTGGGAGAGAGCGGGGGTCGATGCCCGGTCCACGTACCACGACGGGCCGACCGGGACCGGAGGCTCAGGCCTGGGCGGCCTTGGCGCACTCGGTGCAGCACTGGGCGGGGTCGAGGGCGAGCCTCCACGCCGACTCGTAGTTCTTCACGCCGGCCTGCTGGGAGTGGTCCTCGCAGACGACGAGGTACTTGGCCACGGTGTCCTCGGCGGTCTTGATCTCCCCGAACGTGGAGTCCTTGTGGCCGAGGTCGTAGATCGCGACGACCGTCTTCGAGCGGCGGACGAGGCGACGCTGGCGGAGGAACTGGCCGGGCGCGTTCTTCACGGTGTCGACCTTCCGGGCCGGGGCCTTCTCCGGCTTCGGGGTGGCAGCCTTGGCAGCCTTCGCGGCCTTCTTCTCGGCGGCGGCGTACTTGGCGTCGACCTTGGCCTGCTCCTTGGCGGTGAGCGGGGCGTCGACCGGGGCGGCGGCCTCGAACGCCTGCTCATCGATCTCGGGGGCGGTCGGCTCGGGGGCCGGCTTGGACTGGCCCGGACGGTCCAGGGCGGGGAGGCCCTTGGCGGCGCGGAACTCGTCGACGACCTTCACGTGGGCGGCGTAGTAGCCGGGGCGACGACCCGACGTGAGGTCGGACCACATCGCCATGTAGTCGGCGTACTCACCGTTGGTGGCGTTGAGGTCCTTGAGCTCCTGGGCGAGTGCGGCGGCGGCGTTCACGCGGGCGGTGGAGTCCTTGGTGGTCATGGTGTGTTCCTTCCGGGGTGGGCCCCGACCTGCTCGGGGCTGACACGCATGACGCTACGGGTGGCCAAGGGGGCGGCATAGTCGTTTCTTCGCGTCAATTTCCTTGTCCCGCAGGCGAACCCGTCGGATCACACTCCGGGGATCGGTGGGCGGACCTTCGGGTTGACGCTCTTGGCGAGGTTGTACGTGACGACCCGGGGCCCCCACTTCCGCTGCAGCAACTCCAGCTGCTCCCGCTCCCCGTCCATGTTCCGGTACGACGTCACCCCGCCCGCGAGGTCGAAGTGATCCGCCCGGTAGTACCGGCCGTTGAACCGGAACGTGCGGTGATGGGCGCGGACGTGCTGCAGCCAGTAGTCGTAGTCCTCCTTCAGCGGCAGACGCTCGTCGTACCGGCAGCCCGACCCGCGCCGGTGGCACGTGAACGGGCCGAGGACCGGGGACAGGAACGCGAACGGCGTGTACTCCCGGTAGAACTTCGGGTCGGCCTGCACGTTGAAGCCCCACAGGTACGCCCCGGCCTGCTCGGCCAGGGTGCAGCCCTGCCACAGCGCCCGCTCCCGCTCCTCCGGGGAGAACGGGTGCTGCTTCCCCCGGTGCATCCAGCCGATCTCCGACAGGTCGTCGTCGACGGTGAGGACCCACTCGTGGTCGGCGTGCAGCCGGTCGAGGATCTCGTTCCGGGTGCGGGCGATGTTCCCGCCCACGCTGTCCGGGAGGACCAGGAGTGGCCCGCCCTCCTTCTCCTCGTACTCGGCGGCCTGCGACTCGATCACCGCGAGGACGACCTCCGGCCACCACTTCCGGACGCGGACCGCTCCGGCCCGCTTGTACGACGGGCTGACGACCGCGAGGTCCAGCCCGTCGAGCCAGTCACTCACCGCCCGCTCCTGCCTCGATCAGGCGACGGACGACCGGGGCGCCGGGGACGACCCGACCGACGCCGGCGCGGACGTACTTGTCCTTCGCGTCCCACGCCTTCACGGTCTCGATGCCGAGGGCCTGCACCGCGGCCTGCCAGTCCAGGCCGTTGTCGAACGCGAGGACCACGTAGTTGTGCTCCTCCATGAGGGCCATGCTGAACCCGAGTTCCGGCGCCGCCTGCGTCTCGGCTTCCAGCGACTTGAGCAGCTTGTCGAGGTCGGACTCGCCATACCCGGTGCCCTCGAGCCCGGCCTCCCGCAGCACCTCGACCAGGGCGGCGTCGTCGAACCCGGCGAGCTCACCGATCCGGTTGTCCGCGGCGACGATCTTCGCGGCCTGCTTCGGGGTGGCCTCGACCCACGTCGCGGCGATCTCGGTCCAGCCGAGACGGTCGCGGGCGGCTTCGAGGGTGCCGTTGCCGGCGAGGACACGCCCGTGCTTCTTCGCGCTGGACGACTTCCACACGACGATGGGCCGGTACTGCCCGTTGACGGTGAGGGAGTCCGCGATCGCGGCGAGGTCGTGCTTCTTCGGGTTCCCCTCGTAGTGGCGGAGGTCCGCGACGGGGACGGCGAGGTGGGCGATCTCCGGGTTGATCTTGGACACGGTGACTCCTCGGGGACGGGCGTGAGTGTGGCAGGGTGTGGCCCCCGGAAAGCCGCGCGCAGTCAGACACCGGTTGCCCATGACGCGGGCTGCTGGGCGCGGGCACGTCGGGGGCCACGTGCGGGGCGGCGGGCATGGGTCCGCCACGGCACCAAGTGTCTCATGTGAGTGGACGGATCGTCCACGCACAGTAACCGTGTTGTCGCAGGTGCTATTGACTACGCGGACACGTCCACGAATAACAGTACGATTCCAGTGTGATCTACGTCACATTCTCAGCGTGACTCATGTTGTCGCACGGCGTTCTCTGGTTAAGGTCACCACATAAACACCGACCCCGCTGTTGGCCCTAGGCCATCAAGGGTCGGTTTTCTTGTTCAGGGGAACCCGAGTGGCGTACACGAAACCGCACCTCTCTTACGAGGACCAGCTCGCGCTGCTCATGCGCCGTGGACTGGTCTGTCGGGACTGTGACCGTGCCCTAGCCCTCCTGCGCTCCGTCGGGTACTACCGGCTCTCCGCCTACGTCTACCCCTTCCGGGTGATGCTCCCCGATGAAGAGCAGTGCGTCACCAGCCCCGTCCACTACCGCTACAGCGACCTCCAGCCGGGCACCACGTTCGAGCAAGTGGAAGACCTGTGGAAGTTCGACCGGCGACTCCGCCTGCGCATCCTCGACGGCCTCGAACTGGTCGAGATCGGCCTCCGCACCCAAGTGGCGCACATCCTCGGCCGGCGGAACCCGTTCGGACACCTCGACCGGGACTCTCTCGACGAGGACGCGTGCAAGATCGTCCGCGGCGACGACAAGCGCGACCAGTTCGAGATGTGGACCAGCCGGTACGACGACCTCGAGCGGAAGGCGTCTCGCGAGGACTTCGTGAGGCACCACCTTGCGAAGTATGGGCGGCCGCTACCGATCTGGGTTGCGGTGGAGTTCCTCGACTTCGGCGCGATCGTCAGGCTCTTCGGGCTCCTCGACCGGGCCGACCAGAACGAGGTCGCGCTGGAGCTCGGCGTGAAGGGCGGACGGCTCCTCGATGCGTGGCTCACGGGGTTGAACTACCTGCGGAACACCGCGGCGCACCACTCCCGCACGTGGAACAGGGCCCTCACGTACAAGGTCCGCTCGTTCCACCCTGGGCAGGTGACCGATCCCAGCATCCGTCACATCGCGGACTCACCGGTCCGCGACAAGGTGTACCTGCCGCTGGCGGTGACCGCCTACCTCGTGAGGCATATCGACCCTGCGAACCGGTGGCCGGTGAACCTGCGCGACGACGTGAAGAAGTTCCCCGACCTGCCGAACCTCAGCCCGGTGCAGGACATGGGCTTTCCGGAGGGCTGGATGGATCTCGCGCTGTGGAAGGTGCCCTAGCCTGCTCCGGCTCGTGCAGAACCCCCGGCCCAGAGTTAGTGGGTCGGGGGCTCCTGTGTCGGCCGTTTCATGGCGTGGGGCGCCCGGCCGGCACTGCTTCCGATTGGTCGCGTCCCCCACGCTACGGCGGGGCGCTGACAGTCACTCGACCGGGAGGCAGGCGCGCTCCTCGACGTCGGACAGGGTGTAGCCGTGCGCGGCGAGGAACCGCAGGTACCGGGTGACGGCCGGGGACGGGTTCCGCCACGTGTGGGTGCCCGTCCCTGACTCGAACGCCGCGAGGACGTGACCGAGAGACACGACCAGGGCCCGCGGTTCGCTGACGCCGTCGAGAGTGTCCACGCTGCCGCCCAGGAGCTTGTCCCGCAGGGGCCCGGTGTTCACGTGGGTCAGCCGGTCGGTGTACCGGTCGAGGAGCGCGGCGGCGATGAACTGGCCGGTGCCCTTCGGCGGCGTCTTCCGGGTGAGGAACGTGGTGAGCCACTGGCGGCGGACGACCTCGGCGGACTTCCACGCCTTGTTCGAGTCGATCACGTCGCGCCGCTCGGCCGCGGCCTTCTCGCGCTCCTCCTCGCTCATGTCGGCGGCCTTCGGCTTGCTCGTGGACGACGACCAGCCGTCGGTGTGGCCGTGCTTGCGCCAGTCGAGGCAGCAGAAGTGGGCGCGGGCGACATGCCGGCGCTCGGGCTCCGGGCCGTCCTCGTCCTCCTCGTCCTCGTACTCGTCGTCGTCGTCGGCCTCGTCGTAGATCGTCTCGACTCCGACGCTCACCCACGCGGCGTGGCCGGGGCAGGAGGCGTGCTCCTCGACGGTGACGGGCTTCCCGTCGGTGCGGACCTGCTCGAGGCGGAGGTGGGTCTTGTCGTCCCATCCGGGCCGGTCGATCACGGTGACGCCCTTGGCGGTCAGGGCGGCCTTGAACTCGTCGATGAGCCGGCGCTCTTCCCGGTTGTCGCGCTCCCGCTGCAGGGTGTGCTCGAACCGTCCCTGCTGCGCGGCGACGGTGAGGCGCTTCACGGCCTCCGCGTCGTCGGAGAACTCCGCGAGGCCCGCGGCCTGGTCGAGGGTGAGCCAGTCCCACCGCTCGACGGCCTTCGTGGCGAGTTCGTTGCCGGCGATGACCAGGGCGGTGTCGACGTCGGCGCGCTTCGTCGCGGTGCGCTTCGCGATCTGCGCCGCGGACAGGCCGAGGGCGGCCAGCTGCTCGAACCCGGCGATCCGCTCGGACGAGGTGATGCTCGCGCGGTGGTCGTTCTCGGCCATCTGGTCGATGAGCCGGTCCGCGTCGCCCTGCGACTCGACGATGTACGCGGGGATCTCCTCCCGACCGGTCTCGACGGCGGCGAGGGTGCGGCGCTGGCCGTACAGGACGACGAACCGGCCCTGCTCGTCCAGGTGCCCGACGACCGGGACGAGGACGCCCCGCTCCCGGATGGACGCGAGGAACTGCTTGTCGAGGCGCGGGTCGAGGCGGACGTTCGTGCCGATCACGGCGTCGGCGGGGTTGATCCGGACGAGGGTGTTCAGGTGCAGCGGCTCGGGGGCCGGGTCGATGGGCTGGGCGGTCATGGGCTTCCTTCTCTCGGTGGTGGTGATCAGTCGGCGGGGTCGAACGCGGTGTGGTCGAGGAACGTCGCGTCGAGGTGGGCGCGGAGCTCGCGCCACGCGGCGAGTTCCTTGCCGTCGTAGGCGGCGGACTCGGGGCAGGCGTCCCAGCGGCGGGACCAGCGGGCCCAGCGGCGCCAGAGCAGGGCGGCCTTCTTCTCGGCGTCGGTCTCGGCCATGCGCTCGACCTCGCGGACGCGCTCGATGCTGTTCTTCGCGACGGGCTGGGTGGCGGTCATGGGTGTTGCTCCTTCCGTGGTGGGTGTTCCTCCCGGGGCGGGACCGGGCCTGCATCCGGTCCCGCCCAGGAGTGGTGCTCAGATCTCGGGGACGGGCTCCCCGCGGCGGATCGTCCAGAGCCGGAGCGACGGCGCGACCCTGACGGTCACCGGGGTGCCGATCTGGCGGGTGCCGGCGATCCGGACCTGCCGGAGCGCGACGTCGTGGACGGTGCCGGTGACCGTGATCCAGTTCCCGTCGTGGAGGACGACGTCGCCGGGGACGAGGTCGGCCGGGAGGAGGTGGACGGTCTCCTCGTTGTGGGCGCTCACGCGAACACCCGGCCGAGGTAGCCCTCGATGTTGCCCTTGGCGGCGAGGACCCCGCGGTCGTCCCACCGGTCGGTGTTGCACAGCACCTCGTAGGCCTGCTCGACCAGGGCGAGCGGGTAACCGGTCGAGAGGTTCTGGCCGACGTGGATCGCGGTGATCAGGTTCATGGTGGTTTCCTTCCTTGGGGGCCCCGCCTGCAAGGGGCTGACATTCGCATCGCATCCGTGGCCGCCGTGGGCTGTCTAGTCGTGGCCGGGCGTCGCTTCGCCGGGGGCCTGGGCCCGTCCCCGGTCAGCCACCGACAGGACTTCCCCAAGGTCGTACAGCGTTCGCCGCTGCCGTCGGCCGTGCCGTGTCAGGAGGCCACGACCCGCCCACGTCCGAATCGTCGACGGGGACACCCCGACCGCGAGGGCGGCTGAGACTGAGTCCACGAGCACAGGCGTCGTCGACGGTGATGGGTCGGACGTCGAAGCGGTCATCGGTGAGGAGCACCCACCCTTCCGGGTAGAGGACCGGCACGTCGGCCGGGAGGACGAGCCCGCGGCGGACGGACCAGCCGGCCTCGCGGGAGAACATCGGGTGGGCCTCGACCCAGCCGTGGCAGCCGGTGGTGCCGGACCCGCAGAGGGTGATCAGGTTCGCGGGGCCGTTGACCCACTCGGGGAGAGATCCGCCCATCCCGCGGGCGACCCGGTGCTGGGTCGTCAGCTGGCGGGTGGATCCGCAGATGATGCAGGCGTAGCCGTCGCGGCGACGGACCCCGACGACGGTCAGGCGGGACGGGTCGGTGCTGGTCATGCGAGCCTCCACAGGTGGGCGTAGAGCCGCCAGCGCGCGGCGTGCGGGGCGGTCGGGGCTCCGACCATCCGGAGTTCCCGCTCCGACCAGGGCGGCATGTGCTGGGGGCGGGTGGTGACGCACCGCTCCCGAGGCTTCGCCTTGCAGGTGGGGCAGCCGCAGTGCTGCTCGCACAGCGGGACGGCGCGGACCTTGCGGGGCATCAGTCGCTCCCGCAGTCGCAGGAGGTGAGGAAGCAGAACGGGCAGACGGTCTCGGCGGGGAGGGGCCGGGTGCACGGGTCGGCGTGGACCCAGTAGCCGTCCCGGTGGGTGACGAGATCCCCGACCTCGATCCGGTGCCCGCACTCCTCACACTCGGACGGGTACCGGGCGGTGATGGTGGCCATCAGCGGTGTGCCTTCCTGACAGGGAGCACCGGGCGCGGGTCGCACAGGTAGTGGAACGGGATGCCCTGCTCGGCGAGGATCTGGTGGAGAGGGAACCGGCAGACCGGGCAGGTCTGCCGGGAGAAGCGGGGCTGGCGGGTGAACCGGTTGACGGTTCCCGCCCAGGAGCCGGGGACGACGGCCATGTCAGACCGCCGCCACGAGCGGGGTGTGGGCGAACCCGCAGCCGGTGGTGACGCACCGGACGGAGTCGGTGCCGGCGCGGCCCATGAGGGTGTGCTTCCGGCAGCGGGGGCACGGCTCCTCGACCCGGACGGCCCGGACCGGAGGGGCGACGAGCCGGAGGCACTGGGCGTGCAGCTCGGTCGCTCCCTCGAGCATCCATGCGGCGACGTTGTCGGGGACGGTGGTGGCCTGCCAGTACCCGTCGCGCTTCTCCTCCGGGGGGTTGTCGATGATCCCCGCTGACCAGATCAGCGAGAGCGGGACGGCCTGCCGGACGGGCTTCGTCCAGTACGGGGCGGGGAGCCAGAACGCGCGGGTGAGTTCCCACTCCCACGCGAGGGTGGCGCGTTCGATGGACCGGATCAGGTCGGACACCTCGACGTTGATCGGCACCGGGGAGTGGACCGGGGCGGGCTGGCGGATGCCGGTGACGTCGACGGGGCCGGTGGTGCCGGGGTGGAGCAGGTCTGGCAACTTGCGGTAGTCGGATGCGATCTGCCGGACGATGGTCGACAGGGTCACCGGGGCCTCCTCGGGCAGCGGGTGTGGACGCGGGGGGTGAGGTTCTTCCGGACGGTGCACTGCCGTCCGCAGGAGGGGCAGGGGGCGTGGCCTCGACGGTGGACGTCCTGCCAGCGGCCGCCCGGGTAGCCGCGGGCGCCGCAGACGCGGCAGACGACCTTGCTGGACCACGACCCGGAGTCGGCGAACAGATCCACGGGGGCTCCTTCCTGGCCGGCCCGGCCGCGCCCATCGCAGGACGCGGCCGGGGGCTTCACAGGTGGTCTCAGCGGGTGGAGCCGTGGACGAGGAGGACGTCGTCGACGGACTCGCGGATCCGCTCGGTGACGGCGTCGACGGTGCCGGCGAACGCCTCGTCGACGAGGTCCGCAAGGCGGTCGATCTTCACGGACAGGAGGAGGTTCCCTCCGTTGATCCGGTAGCGGAACCGGGCGGTGACGTTGAAGCCGGGGCCGCCCTTGAACACGCGGAGCCCGATCGTGAGCGTCTCGGGGATCTCGATGTCACCCTTCTGCCCGGCCTTGGCTCCGACGGTCTCCTTGTAGGAGAGACGCCGCTGACCGTTGTCGGAGCGGGTGCCGGACTCGAAGTCGACCTTGGTCGTCGCTTCGAACGAGCGGGCGATCTCGAGCATGATCGCGGCGGCCGGGGTGCGGAAGTCGGCGAGGGAGTCCTCGACGAACTCCGCGAACGTCTCCTGCGAGATCCACTTCCCGTCGGCGTCGGACCACCGGCGCCACTCGTTCGTGTGGTCGAGGGCGAGGGTGACGGTGTGGTCGCCCCAGCCCGGCTCCTCGTGGGTGGCCGGGTTCAGCACGGCGCGGATCGTGCTCGACGCGTCGTCGGCGTAGAGGGTGGTGCCAGGCTCGCCGTGGCGGGCGACGAAGTCGACGAACGAGTCGGCGGTGCGGACGGTGGTGGCTCCGACCTTCCGGGCGGGCCGGTTCCGGTACTTCGCGACGTCGTGGGTGAGCAGCTGGTAGCCGTTCGGGACGACGTACAGGTGGACGGCGTCGTTGCCGTTGCCGTCCTCGATGACGTCGGGCTCGCGGAGGGCGTGGGCGTGGCGGTGAGTCTCGCGGACGGCCTCGCCGTCGATGGCTGCTGCGGAGGTGGTGATGGTCATGTGGTGGTGGTCCTTCCAGTGATCGGATCGGGTTGTGCCTGCGGGGTGGTGGACTCCCGGGTCGGGTGCAGGGGACCGGCCCAGGAGCCCACCGGACTACGGGAGATCAGGGCCTGTCGGGCAGGTCGTTGAACTCCTCGAACGTGACCGACGACGGGTCGGAGGTGGTGAGGTTGCCGGCGCGGTCGGCGAAGTAGACCGACGGGCGGGGGTCCGCCTTCGGGGCCTTGAGCGAGATCTCCTCCGCGACGGAGAACTGCGAGTCGTCGCCCTTGGCGAGCGGGGCGACCTTGACCGTGAGGGTCAGGGTCCCGGCGCGTCCGTGGGTCCGGACTGCCTCGACGAGGTCGTGCAGGCCGGCCGACAGGGCCGCGTGGGTGTTGCCGCGGTTCGTCTCGGTGATGAACTCGGCGAACGGCCGGATCGGCTCGTGTGAGGGGTGCTTCATGCGGGTGTTCCTTCCTTGGTGGTGGTGGGCCACTGGCACTTCGTGAGTGCCTTGGTGTGGGTCTGCGGGAGGGACTTCTCGACCGGGGCGCCGAGCCAGCGGCAGCCCATCGCGGCGAGGAGGAGGGCGTCGGCCTCGTTGTTGTTCCGGATCGGGGCGGACGTGTACCGGCGGGCCGCGGCGAGGAGGACGGCGTCCTTGCTCGCGTCGGCTCCTCCGCCCTTGCCGGTGCCGTAGGTCTTCACGTTCGACGGAGGGACCACGGCCACCGCCCGGCCCTGCCCCAGGAGCCCGTCATAGACGAGCCACCACAGGCCGGACCGGTCGAACGTCCCGGCCCCCGTCGACCCGAGGGAGGGCCCCTCCATGACGACGAGGTCCGGGTCGTCGTCGAACACGTACCGGAGGATCTGGCGGGTGAGGGCGTGGATCCGCTCGTGGACGGACACCCACACCCGCTGGGCGGGCGGGGTGGAGCCGTGGGTGGCGGTCCACCACTGCGGGACGGGCCTGTCCGGGTCGGTGATGAGGGCGTAGCCGCTCGCGGTGAGGGACAGGTCGAGGCCGGCGACCTTCACGACTGGGCCGCCCGACGCCGCTGGGCGCGGATCTTCGCCGCGGCGAGGATCTGCTCGAGCACGACCACGAGACCGTCGGGGTCGAGGCTCGTCTGCATCGAGAGGATGCCCTCCCGGTCGACGACCAGGGCGAGGGCGGCGTCGCGTCCGTCGACCACGGCGACGGCGAGGCCGTCCTCGCGGCCGCCGACGATCTGGCCGCGGACGGCGATCGCGGGGACGCCGGGAGGGTTGGCGCGGGGTGCGGGCATGGTCACTTCTCTCCCGCCGCGGCTGCGGCGTGGTCGGGGTAGTCGGCGCCGAAGTCGCGGGCGTCGAGGTGGGGGTGGGCCTTCCGGCGTCCGAGGGCGTCGGCCTCGACCGGCGCGGGGGGCGGGAAGCAGTGGAGGCACTTCGTGGCGGCCTCGGTGTGCTGGCCGGTGACGGGGTGGCGGACCGTGACGGTGAACCAGCCGTAGTCGCAGAGGGTGTGGTCGCACTCGCAGCGGCCGGAGCCGCACGCGGCCTTCACCGCTTCACCCACGCGGGGGCGTGCTTCCGGCACCAGCGGGACTCGAGCCAGAAGAACGCGGCCGACCGGAACCAGCAGACCTGGCACCGCGTCGGGGCCTTCACCGGAGGCTCCACACGAGCCACCAGCCGGCGATGAGGACGACGGAGTAGCCGATCAGCCGGGCCAGCGGGGTGTTCACGAGGCACCGATCCCGGCGCGGACGATCACGGACACGGACCGGGCGATGTCGACGTGGGTGTACAGCCGCTTCGCGTTCTCCTTGTGGGCGCGGACCAGGGCCTCGGCCCGGACCAGCGCCTCCCGCTCCTCGACACAGGCGAGGAGCGCGCGGGCTTCCCGCTCCCGCATGTTCTTCCCGTCGACCGCGATGTACGCCCGGGCGAACGCGATCTCGTAGGCGGACTTCGCGCCGAGGTAGTCCGTCTCGGACTGCTGGATCTCGACCACGACGGAGTCGAGTTCGGTGCCCAGCTCGTACAGCCGACGCTCGACGAGGGCCGGGGTGGCGAGGACGTCGGTGGGCTCGACCGCGACGCTCACGCTGCTCCCTCCCCCGCCGGGACGACCCGGAACATCGCGTGCCCGTCGAGGGTGCGCCGCTCGACCTGCACGCCGTTCTTCCGGAGCCGGTCCACGACGGCGACGACGGCGTTCGGGCGGCAGCCGGACGCGGCCGCGATCTCCGTCCGGGACAGCCACAGCCCCTCCGAGCCCAGGAGCACCGATGCGGCGTACCGGGCTGCGGAGTGGCGCTGGAAGCCGGCCATGAACGCGTCCCGCTCGGCCTCCCGGTCAGCCATCTCCCGGGCGATGCGGGCGATCTTCTCGGCCTGCTCGGCGAGATCCGCGAGGTTGACGGTCATGACTCCGGGCCCGCCTCGACGAGCCGCATACCGGCGAGGATCTGCTCGGACCTGCTGGCGAACCACGCGGCTGCCTCCTCCTTGGTGCGCTTCTGCGCGTCTCCGGACGGCCACGTGACGTACGGGTCGCCGGGCTGGGACATGGCGAGGCCGGGGATCGCCTCGCCGGACTCCGGGTCGATGTACTCGTTGAGTTCCGGCGCCCACTCGACGCGCTGCAGGAGCGCGGTGACGAACGACGGCCGGACCTGCGGGGCGGTGACGACCTCGGTCGGGTACGTGTGCTTCACGTAGGCGAGGAGCTCGCCCGGGTCCGCGACGAACGGGGCGGGCTGCTTCTGGCCGATGGTGACCTGCCCGAACTCCGAGGCGAACGTCTTGACGCCGACCTCGCGGGACACGGTGAGGGCGTCGGCCTTGGCCCGGTCGAGTTCCTTCTTCGCGGCCTCGACCAGGGCGGTCAGGAGGGCGACCCGGTCCGCGGGCTTCACGACGCCCTCTTGTTCATGGCGGCGGGCTGGTTGGCCCACGGGTCGGTCGGGGGCTCCTGCTCTTCGGCCCGCATGATCGCGGCCTGCTCCTCGGCGCCGGCAGCCTGCTCGCGCTCGGCTTCCTCGACGACCCGGAGGGACGCGACCCGCTGCTCGATCAGCGCGCCCAGCGGAGTCAGGCCCTCGTCGGCGGGGGCGTCGAGCATCCCGTGCTCCTTCGCGACACGCCAGATCTCGCGGACGCCGTCCATGTCCGCGCGGGCGAGGGACGCGACGAGGTCCGGCAGTTCCGGGACGACGACGCCGGCGCGGGAGTGGATCCGGGGGCCGACGACCTCCGCGAGGCCGAGGGCCCGCCACAGCCCGTCCACGGTGAAGTCCCGGACCTCGAGCCGGTCCTCCCCCGCCGCGGCGGACAGACGCAGCGACCGGGCCCCGGTGATCACGGCCCTACGGGGAGCGGTGAACTCGACGATCGCGCCGACGTCGAAGGGGAGCGTCTTCTCCGCCTTGATCTTCCGGTCCTTCTTGGACGTCGGCTGGCCGTTCTCGACGACCGTGACGACCTCGAGGCGGGCGGTGATCAGCGAGGGGCCGACGTGGTCGCGCAGCTCGTCGATGATCCACGCCCACCGGTCCTTGCCGATGTTCCAGAGGTCCATCGTGATCTGCGCGTCCTCGGGGGACGGCTGACGGTGCTGCTTCGCGGCCTTGCGCCGCTCCCGGGCGTTGGCCTCCTTCTGCAGGTCGTCGCAGATCAGGTCCCACAGCCGGGTGCCGGAGTCGATGACGACCAGGGTGGGCCGCTCGTCCGGCGACGGCTGGGCGCACGCCCACTCGACGGCGGCGCGGAAGTCGCGGTAGGTCCCGTCGTTGGTGACGATCTCGAAGTCCGCTCCGGGGATCGCCCCGTACTCGTCGGGGTCGTCCTCACCGATGGGCACCCACAGCGTCCGGGAGATCAGGTCGGACGTGGACGCTTCGGCGGCGGAGTACGTCTTGCCGGTCTTCTCGGGGCCGGTGAGGGCGACGATCGGCCACGACGGCAGGCCGGTGGGGCGGCGCGTCTCGCGCTCCACGGCGCTCACGCCGACACCACGGCGCTGACGGACCGCTCGACCTCGACGGTCGCGCCGACCAGGGTCGCCGCGTCGACCTCGGCGGCGAGGTCCTCCTCGCAGCGGAACCCCGACCACTCGAACGCGCCGTGGATCGCGACCGCGGCCGGGTAGTGGATCGTGACGTGGACGGTGGCGGGCTTCTCACAGAAGCCCCACCCGCACTGCGGGCCAGATCCGGTGTCAGAACCGGTGGGCAGGAGCTGGTTCACGCTGGTACCTTTCGAGTGGTGGTGGTCCTTCGGGACCGTCCTTCCGCGGTGAGCGTGGGATCGCCTGCAAGCAACACCCCGCTCGCCCCCGAACGGCCCCCGACCTTCTGGTCCGGGGCCGTTCGCTTTGCCCGGGCTTCGTCGAGTCGGCGGAAGCATCCGGCGAGGAGGTGGGCCGCCTCCTCGATGCACCCTGAGCGGTCGATCCGGACGCCCACAGTGGACGCCGAGGGCGTCGAAAGGGTGTCGGGTGTCATGCGCGGGGCCATACCGTCCACTGTAGATGGACGATCCGTCCACTGTCTACCATTGGTGGACGGTTTGTTTCCTCTGCCGGATTGAGTACGGCTATAAAGGATTTGCGGGAGTATTTAGGACACGGTTCGGTAACGAAGCGATCACTTGGGGTGTACGAACCGTCGACTCCAAGTCACCCTTCCTGTGACAATGGCCCGATGCCAAGCAACGCGCAGAGGTCCACAAGACAAGGGGCGGAACAGGTGACGGAGGATGAGTAATGCCTTGACTCGTCTGATTGCCGAGCGGCGCGAGGAGCAGCGACTGACGTACGGGGAGATCGCCAGGGTGGGTGGCCTCCCCAAGTCGACGGTGTACAAGCTGGCCACCATCGAGAAGTGGACGAACGCCCCACAGGCCGAGACGTTGGATCGTCTCGCCCGAGGGCTCGGCCTACCGACCTCGACGGTTCGGCAGGCGGCGGCGGAGGCCGCTGGACTCACGGAGGTGGTCGAGGACGACCCCGCCATGCAGATACTCATAGGCAGCATCGCGGAGCTGACGGCCGAGCAGCGCGAGCAGGTGGCGGCTCTCGTCAACGCGATGCAGCGCGGAAACTAAAAGGTCGAGAAGAGGCTGGGGCAGGAATGAAAGTCGAGCGGGTGCCGCTGCCAGGGGCGGCGACCGTCGTGGTTATCAAGCCATCGCGGAGAGTGTTGATCGACGCGGGGCTCAGCCGCGACGAGGCCATGCTGGCCATCACGGGGGTGATGCCCGGAGTGCACCCCGACGTGGTGGACCACTGGCTCGACACCTCGTACGACCGGAGGCGGCTCCCCTTCACCGCCCGCCAGATCGTGTCCATGCTCGCGATCGCGGCCTCCCTCGCCGCGACGCTCCCGCACACCAGCCACGACGTGGTGCGGGCGCGGATGCCGGTCGCTCACGTGAGCACCGAACTGTCGGGCCACACCTCGGTGTGACCCCAGTGAGACGCCCACGCGTCGCGAGGCCCACCGTCCCACGGGCGGTGGGCCTCGTGCGCGTGTCCAAGGTCGGCACCCGCGGCGACGACCTCCTCTCCCCCGAACTGCAGCGGACCGCGATCACCGGCTACGCCGACCAGCGTGGTGTGGAGATCGTCCGCTGGGTCGAGGCCCTCGACGAGTCCGGCTCCCAGTCCAGGAGCCCGTGGTGGCGTCGCTTTGACGCTCAGGTGGAGGCCGTCGAGGCCGGCGAGATCGACGGCATTCTCGTCTGGCGCTACTCCCGTGCAGCTCGGCACCGGCGGAAGTGGGCCGTCGCGCTGGACCGGGTGGAGTCCGTCGGGGGGTTCCTCGAGTCTGCGACCGAGCAGGTCGACACGACGACCAGCACGGGACGGCTGGCCCGAGGGATGCTGGCGGAGATGGCGGCGTGGGAGTCGGACGTCAAGGGCGAGCAGTGGAAGGAAGTCCACGCGTCCCGGCTGTCCCGCGGGCTGCCGGCGACGGGCAAGCCGCGCTTCGGCTACACGTACGACCGGGCGGCCGGGTTCGAGCCGGACCCGGAGCTGGCGCCGCTGGTGCACGAGGTCTACCGGCGCTTCGTCGAGGGCGACACCGTGGCGACCCTCGGCAAGTGGCTCTTCGAGCAGGGGGTTCGCACGACGAACGGGCGGGCGTGGACCCCGTCGAACCTGCAGCGGTACCTCGACGGCGGGTTCGCGGCCGGGGTGATCCTCCACAACGGGGTCGAGTATCCCGGAGCGCACGAGCCGATCATCACCGCCCAGGAGTGGGCGGCGTACCGCCGTGTCCGTGAGACGACCCGACGCCAAGCGCCCCGGACCCGCGCCGCCGCGCACCCTATGGCTGGGCTCGTGCGGTGCGGTGTCTGCGGGGGCCCGTCGTGCCGGAGCGTGCAGCCGCGACCCGAGGGCGGGAAGCGGTGGCTGTTCGTGTGCTGCCAGCGCAAGGCGATGGGCAGGACGACCTGCACCGGCCCCTCGGCCGCCGAGACGAGGGTGCACGCCGCGGTGAAGGAGTGGCTCGTCGAGGTCTCGAGCGACGTCGACAAGCGGGCGAGTGCGATCGCGGAGCAGAAGGTTCGAACCGGCCGGGTCCGGGTGGATGCGGGGAAGGCTGCGCGGGAGGTGGCCTCGCTGGACCAGGCGATCGCATCCCTCGCCGTGCAGGCCGCGCAGGGACTCCTCCCGGCATCGGCGCACGCCCTCGCGGTGGACGACCTCCTGCAGCAGCGGGAACGGGCTGAGGCGAGGCAGCGCGCGGCTGAGCAGGACGCGGTCTATCTCGCGGCGCCGGCGGCGTCGACGGCGCGGACGCTCCTCGGGTCGTGGGACGAGCTCGTGGAGGTGGACCCGAAGGGCCTGCGGGACGTGCTCGCGGCGCTGATCTCCCGGGTCGAGATCCACCCGGCACCGGAGGGCGAACGCCACACCGTCATCACCGTCGTGCCCCGCTGGCGGGGCTGAGGTGTTCGCGGGTGTCCGCCTCCGGCCCTCACGGGCCCGGACCCTCCCCGAGACACAAGGAAGGCCGGACCGCCTCTCAGCGGCCCGGCCTCCGTCGATGCTGGGGGTCAGTCCTCGAGCGGGTCGAGGGACAGCGACACCGGGTCGACGCCGGTGACGTGGCGGATCCGCTCGGCCCACCACGACAGGTCCTGCGCCGCGGCGCGGAAGTCCTCGTGGGTGACCGGGACCGCGACGGCCTCCCCGCCCTCGAGCGGGTGGGTGATGACCGTGCCGGGGACGAGGTCGAGCAGCCGCTCGTCGACGTCCTCGGGCAGCACCTCCCCAAAGGTGGCGCGGATCGCGAAGTCGGGCATGGCGGTCATGCTCTCACTTCCCCTTCTTGGGCATGCGCCCCTTGTGCGGAACCGGGAGACCTTCCCGGCGGAGTTGAGCAGCGAGGTTCGCGATCGAGCGGTGGTCGGACGGGGTGCCCGACCCGGTGACGGTGGGGCGGCCGGCGCGGTCCGCGCCCGGGGCCCAGAACACCGGGTGGCCCTTGCGGTTCGTCTCGACCTCCCAGCCGTTGGCCTTGGCGATCTTGACCAGGGTCTTGAAGTCCATGGGTGGGGGTCCTTCCGGTGGTGGTCGGGGCCTGCATCCCGACCGGCTGCGCAGAACGTAGAGGCATCCCGGAGCGCGGTCTAGCCGTTCTTACGTAGTCTTTTGGACGCTGTCACGCTCGTGAGCATGGTTATAGGACTACTTCGACCCCGCGACCGGTCCTGACCGGAGGCCGTCCAGGAGCCCGTCACCCGGCCGTCGCGCGGCCTTGAACGAGCTTGGCCCGGACCACCCACGAGGGGCGGTCCGGGCCGGTCCCGGAGGGGCCTTCCGGGAGATCAGAGGGCGGCCAGCGCCGTCCACGCGTTCTGCTTGAACGTGTCGACCCAGCCGCCGGTGGCGACCCGCTCGGCGCGGGCGGTGCCGTCCTTGTCCCCGCGGATCGGCCACGCCCAGTCGGCGTACTCGGTGAGGGCGTTGTACGCGCCCCACGCGGTGCCGTGGAAGCCGTCCTGGGTGGGGGCCTCGCGGTAGAGGAAGCCGACCTGCCCGATCGCCTGCTCGCGGGACTTCTTCACCCGGTCCGTCTCGTCCTTGCCCTCGGGGAAGAGCCCGGCGACGATCTCGTTGAACGTGGCCGTGGTGAGGCGGGTCTCGGCGAGGCGGGTGGCCTCGGCCTCGAACACCTTGCCGTAGTTCCACATCACGCCGAGGGCCTTGTGGGCCTCGTCGATCCGGGACTGCGCACCCGAGGTGTGCCGGGTGGAGAACGTAGCGCGGGCGGACTGCAGGCCGGCGCGGAGGGTGTTCGCGCAGACGACCCGGGTCGGGGTGGCGGCGATCTTGAAGGTGGAGCTGCCGTCGTGGGAGTTCGTGGCCACGAGGTACAGGTCGACCGCGTCCCGACCGGCGATCATCATGCTCTCGGGGGCCTTCATGGTCACGAACACGGTGCGGCCGCCGTTGAGGGAGCCGGCCGTCTCGAAGTGGGCGCCGGACTCGTCGACGAGCGCGTTCAGGAAGTCCGCGTTGTCGGCGTTCTGCACGACCGTGTAGGCGGACCCGACGACGCCGAGGGCCTCGTGGCGGCCGGTGAACGGGTTCTGGCGGACGGTGGCGAACTTGCCGGGCACCTCGACGCTCTCCACGCCGTCCTCGGTGAGGATCGTCGCGGTCAGCGGCTCCTTGGTGACCTCCCAGTCGAGGTGGGCGAGGCGGAGGGCGTCCTCGGCGGTGACGGCGCCCTCGGTGACGGTGCCGAGGCGGTGCCACGGGGTCTCGCGGGCGGAGAAGAAAGCGGCCTCGGTGCCGGCGGCGTTGGTCTCGATGTTGGCGCTCATGGTGGGTCCTTCCGGGTTGTGGCCCCGCCTGCAGGGGGCCTGACAGGAACGAACTTACGGGCCTCGCGGGGGGCGGTCCAGTCGCGAACCCCGTTTGTTTTCAGTCGAATTCGCGGGGGTTGATCTGGCGGACGATGGACCGTCCGGTGCGAACGTTCGCGCGGGTGTCGGCCAGGGTCGGGCCTTCCGCGCGGATCAGCTGGATCGCCCACTGGTGGACCGTCTCGACCAGGGCGGCGTCCGCGTCGATGTGGACCGACCCGTCGGCGCGGGGCTTGCCGCCCTTCACCGCGGCGAACAGGGTCCGCTCGAGCGGGAGGCAGCCGCGGCCGGAGGTCCAGTCCTGGTAGGGCTTGGACGCGACGACCATGGCGAGGAACCGGGCCGGGAGCCGGAGGCGGCGGGTCACTGGCCGTGCTCCTCGAGCCAGCCGGCCTGCACTTCCCACTTCGCGGCGGAGCCCATGAGCTCGTACCAGCGGGCGGATCCGGCGTGGACGGTTTCGGCCTCGGTGCGGTCGATCTCGGCGGAGCGGCGGGCGCCGTCGGAGCCTTCCCCGACGTACGGCGTCCGGAGGGGCATCCGCGACGGGGGCTGCATCCGGTCGATCAGCATGTCCACGGCGGCGAACACCGCACCAGTGGTCAGCGTCTCGGCCGGCTCGTCCAGGATCCGCGGGTGGGTGCAGGAGCAGGCGGTCGGGGCGTCGGCCTCGTCGCTCCACGCGGTGGTGTCGCAGTTCTGGTGCTTCCCCTCGGCGCACTCCCGGCAGACGGCCGGCGCGGGCTCGTCCTCGACGGCCTCGGGCTCGTCGGGGGTGAGCGCGTCCATGACGTTCAGGGCGTACCGGCGGACGAGGTCCACCGACTCCCTCGGGCCCAGTTCGGCGAACCGGGCGTAGGTGCACTCCTCGAGCAGGTCGAGGGTGTTCTGGCGGGCCGACTCGACGGCGATGGGCGGGACAGCGGTGGTGGTCATGACGTGCTCTTCTTCCTCCCGCGGCGGAACTCCGCGGGGGCCGGGACGACCTGCGACGCGCACACCGGGCACGCCCGGGCGGGGTGCTCGGGGTGCTCGCCGCACATGGTCGTCTTGGCGGACAGGGTGGGCTTGCTCTTCTGCGCTTCGTCGTGGGCGATCCGGGCGTCCTTGCACGCGCCGCACCGGACGTACCGGCCCGTCTGGTGCTCGGGGCAGCGGCGGGGATCCGCGATCACCACTTCGCCCAGGAGCCCGGGGTCGGTCTCCACCACGCGAAGGCCGGGACGGCACTTCGGGCAGCCGGGCAGGGTGGACGGGGTGGGCCGGTTGATCTTCTGGTGGGACCAGCCGGGCATGTGCAGGAACCGGTGACCGCCGACGTCGTACCGGCAGACCGAGCCGACGTCGGCCAGCTGCTGCAGCCACTCGTCGATCTGCTCGTCCGAGAACCCGTCCAGCGGGAACAACGCCGACCGGATGAGCCCGGCGTGGTCGCGGACGATCCCGGCGTCATCGGCTTCCGTCCACAGGCCCGCGAAGAGCCACCGGGCTTCGACCGGGACCGCGGCCAGCGACAGCGACCGGAACGCGTCCGGGCGGATCGTGCGGATGCGGGGCATGAGTCAGGCCGCCCCGTCCACACGCTCCGGGCGCTTCACGCCGTAGGGCAGGCCCTGCGCCTCGATCCACCGGACGACCGGGTGCTGCGGCGACCCGTACCGCTTCGCGATCTTCGCGAGGGCCTTCTCGTACTTCTCGACCGACCGCGGCTGGCTGGTGGACCGGCCGCGGCCGCCGAGGTAGAACCGCTCGACCTCCGACACCGCCCCGTAGGTGCCGTACTCCTCGGTCCGCCACGACGCCTGCAGGCACTTCAGCGCGAGGGGGCAGTGGGCGCAGATGTTGAGGGCCTGCTGGTGGCCGGCGCGGCGCGCCTCGGTGTCGTTGCCGCCGGCGAACGCGTCGTCGAACCGGGGGTCGTCGTCCGTGGAGGTGCGGACGAACGGGAGGGCGAACCACCACCACGTGGGCCGGTCGGCGCAGGCCCGGCGCTCATCCCGGCCGACGGCGACCGACGGGTTGACCGAGTGGTCGATCCGGCCACGGAAGTTCGTCATGCCGTCCACCGCCCCGTGCGGCGGTTGATCGCGGCGGCGTAGACGACGGCCTCGGCCGCGGTCGGGAACGCGAGCAGCGGGGAGAAGTCGTGGGCCCGGGTGAGGTAGATCCCGGCGACGTACGGCTTGGTCTCCTCGGGCATGTGCCGGACGACGATCGCCCGGGCGGGCGGGGCGTCCGTGGAGATCTCGGGGACGGTCTGCGTGGTCACCGGCCCCACCGCCCGACCATGGCGATCGCACCGATGAAGGCCAGGCTCGCGAGGAGCCAGAACCCGTTGAACGCGGCGATCACGACGCCACCGCCTCGGACTTGCGGGCCAGCGGGGAGTCCTCGTAGCGGAGCTGCGGGTGCAGGACGTAGACGGCGCCGACGACGATCGCGGCCTCCTCCTCGGCCTCGAGCGGGACCTGCGAGTCGTCGAGGGTGAGGAGCCGCCAGTCGGCGCGGGTGATCTCGTCGCCCGGGTTGTAGACGAGGTTGTGGACCTCCGGGGTGAGGACGGTGTGCACGGTGACCGTGCCGTCCTCGGCGGTCAGCGCGGAGGCGCGGACGGTGACCGCGTCGAGGGAGAACCGGCAGCCGCACAGGATGCCGGAGCGGGCGGTGACGATGGGGCGCATCGCCGGGTCGAACACGATCCGGCTCTCCGCGGAGACGCGGGTGGTCTCGGTGGTCATGGTGATCCTTCCGGTGGGTTGGTGGGCCGCCTGCGAGGCCCGAGGGGCCCGCTCCGCCGGGACAGGGGGTGACCGGCGGAGCGGGGGCTGGTGGGTCGCGTCAGGACGCGAGGGGCACGGCGGGCTGGCCGACGTGCCGGCGGATCAGGTAGGCGAGGTCGTCCAGGGCCTGGGTGACGACCCGGTCGACCGTGTCGGTGACGACGGTGGGGCGGGTCTCGGCGTCGGACACCCAGCGGAGGACGTTGGCCTCGGTGGCGTTGGCGCGCTCCCACAGGTCGAACGCCTCGTCGGCGAACGCGACGGGGTCGATGCCGTGGATCGGGTAG